CGGTCACCCCGAAAATAAAGTTCTGGATACACATGGTCTTGGCCATTTCGTCCTCCTTGGTTAGGCGCGGGGCTGCGGCCCCGCGCCCTATTCGCTATCCGCTGATTAAGCGGCGCGTGGGATCTTGAAGGCAGCGGCAAGTCCGACCTGGCCGTCACCCCTACGGGTGGCGAAGAAGCCGACTTGGTCGTTTGCCATATACAGATCGTCATTCCGGCGGATGGTGAATCCCACACGGTCGAAGATGTAGTACTGTCTGAAGTCCCCGAAGATGGCGATTTTCTCGGTGGACGTGATATTGCCCCCCAAGCCACTCGTGACATCGGTTAAGACGTTCCTCTTCCCAAGGATGAAGTCAGCCGGCGCGGCGGTCAGGCTTGGGATGCTATGGACCCCGGCGGCGGTTATAGCGATTGAGTTGATGAGTGCCGCGATGGTTGATTTCATCACCCACGAAGCATTTGCCCTGTGTTGGGCATTGAGGGCGTAGTAGGTGCCAATCAGGTCGGCGCCGATAACACTGGTGGCGGCGGCCATCGTGTAGAAGGCCACAGCCGAGTCCGACATGATGCCGGCGTATTGGGTCGTATTATTGCCCGAGATAATTCCGACATCCTCAAACTGTCCAGCGGACTCCTGGAATATCTGCGTAAGCAGAGCTGGAAGGTTGATGGCCGAGTCGTCCAGTAGTTCCCTGGACACTTTGACCAGACCGCCGGATTTCTCGATGGAGAAGTTCACCTGGCCAACTACCGGGGTCGACTCACCGAAGGCCGCTTCCTCAGCGATTGCGGCCCATGTCGCCGATGCCATCGTCGGGATATAACCGTCCTTCGATGCAACTCTAATGACGGTACAAAGAGGCCGGAGCTGGGAACCTGGGACTCCGGTGTCGTGGATGACCTGATTGATGAATTGCTCAGGCACGAAGAAGCCACCCTCGGCGTCGGTGTCCTCTTGCATGGCCTTGACCTCGTCCGGGCTGGCGGTCTTCCAGAACATATCGTCCGAGGGAGACTTAAGCCACTTGACGAACGTGTCGGTCATGAACCGGGCTTCGTCCTTGAGGTTTTCCCCCATCTGATCTTGGACCCACAATGGCTGGGCCATCGCCGGGAGTCCCTTGATGTATGACGCCGGCTTGTAGTCCATCTTGAGTCGGGACGTTGTGTCCGTCGAGTTATAGACTGAGACATCGTTGGACGTTACCGGGATAGCGTTCAATGGACGATTGAAGTCCCCTTTCAGGGCGTCCATCCGGGACTTGGCGCTGTCAATCTCGTCGGCCTTGGCCATAGTGGTCTCGGCTTCGCTGAACATTCTCTCGAATGTCTCAAGGTCACCTACTTCCAGTTGACTCTGGGCGACGGCCAGCAATGCGCCGGCGCTCTCTCGCATTTCTTTGGTATTCAAATCAGGGCTCCTTAGTTCGTTTTGATTCCGTTCAGTCGTAAGCGCAACCGCAACAGGCGAAGCCGTTCCTGTACCGTGCCGGAGGCGGCCTGTACGTCCGTGTCCGGGGCGGGTGGATTCGGTTCGTCCGGCTGATCTGCGCCGGGTTCAGTCTCTAATTCCTCGGGCTCGGTCTCGGCTTCCGCTGGTACTTCCTCCGGCGCCTCCGGTGTCGTTGTCACCATGTCGTCGGACTTGGCCCCAATCGTCATCGTTGCCGGCGAAGCGCCACGAACAACGGATGAGACCTCGACCCAATCCAGATCAAGGATGTGACGGACGGTCTCTTTCCCGTCCCGGTCAAACGCCACCGAATCATTGCTCGGTAGGTTGAAACCCACGGACCATTCACGGACAAACTGTCCGGCAATGTTGGAATAGGCTTCTCGGCCGGCCTGGGTGTCCATGTTCATCTGCATCCTGGCGAACAATCTGTGTTCGTCCCCGGTCACATGCTCGGACTGAGCAAACAAGACCTTCCCGACAAGTTGGCTCTGGTCATGGCCGGACAGGACAGGGATGGGTAGGCTGGCCCGGATTGAATTGTCGAACGCCTCGGAGTTGATGACGTCCCCGTCGTGGTCCTTGACGCCCATCGTGTTGACGTATGCCTCCACGATTCCCTCGGTGTCATCCACGCCCTTGGCATTGGATATATGCAGTTTGTTAATCAACGGTTTCCTCCGGCTTGTAATCACGGGGCATTGGCAGCCAATTCAGGCGCCCATTCGGGTGGTCATCGATGTTCCGGGCCTGATCTAGCGTGTAGACCTGGCCGTTCCGCTCGGCGCATGTGCGGCCATACGGGTCGCCAGGGTCGATGTAGGTGTCGTCCGCGTCACCATCCGGGTCGTCGGCGCGGACATATTGGAACCCTTGCTCCTGGTAAAAACCGACGGAGGTCTGGTTCTGGGTCCGCATGATCTCCGTCCGGGCAATCAGCCGGGAACGGTTTTCCGTCTCGGTCAACAAGGACCGTAGGCCGGGGAAGTTGTCGTTGGGGACGCCTCGGGCCAATCCCTCGATGGTGTAACCGCGTTCCAGAGCTATCTCGACGGCTCGACTGACGTTCTTGAATGTCGTCCGGTGAATCATCGACGCCCTGGTCGGCGCCTGGGTCAGTGCAGATTGAACGACCGGGAGTTTCTCGTCCCAATCCAGAGTGCCGGCAACGCCCGAATCGTTGATGATGTCGAAGGTCTTCCGGGACACTCGGGCCGTCGAAGCCCTGATGATCTCGGCTAGTCCTTGGATCTCAACGGTCGGCAGTAGGTCGTCGATGTTGAATGGGAACGCTTTCG